TTCGAAGTACGGGTTCCCGCCCGGCGTCAACTGCTGCAGCCACGCGCCTTGCGCCTGGTTCGCTATGTTGCCCATGGCGCCGCCGCCCTGCGCCAGCTGGCCGGCCTGCTGGTATAGCTGCTGCAGGTAAGGCGCCTGGCCGCCCCATACGTCCTGCGTCTGGCTGCTGCCCTGCTGGTTCCAGTTCTCGCTGCCGCTGCGGTTGAAGCCGCCGCCGGTGGACTGGTTCCAGGAATCGCTTTCGCCATAGCTGCCGGATCTGGCCATGCTGTTGTTGCTGCTGCTTTGCTTCGCTGCCTTCGCGCTTCCCATCATTCACCCCCATAACCAGTTAAGACCGCCGCCAGGTCGTGTTCGATGCCTGGCCCTTCTGGAACGTCCGCCGCGGCCACCACGGCGCGCAGCTTCAGCCCGTACTTCGCACATTCCCGAAGCCAGCCACGCCGGCCCAGCACGATGATTTCGCTGCAGGCTTCCACCCTGGCCACGCTGAACAGCAGCTGCACCGCCGGGTCCAGCCAGCGGTCCATGGCCTGGCCGGCCGCGCAGATCATCGTCAGCACGCGCTGGCCATCCTGGCGCCTGGTCGTGCTGAAGACCATGCAGCCGATGATGCGCCCAGGTCCAGGCCCATCTTCCACCGCTGCAATCATGCGGAATTCATCATCCGCGCAGCGCTGCACCAGTTCGCCCAGCGTCCATTCATACTGCGCCGAATGCGCCAGCGCGGCTTCGATGTATTCACCCAGCGCCGCGAAGACTTGCGCCTGCCACACCAGCGCCACAGGTTGAACCCTAACTTTCATGTCCCGGCCACCTTCTTCCACACGCCGGTTTCACGGATGTAGAGCCCCTCCTGCGGACCCAGCACGCCCGGCCCAGCGTAGACCATCATCCCATCTTCCAGCCGGCCGAATTCATCCCATGCCGTGCTGTCTATGCGCGTCAGCACGATGGAAGGGAATTCTGGACGGCGCAGGAATTGCGCCAGGTAGTTCCAAAGCCGATTCGACCAGCGCAGCACACCCTGAACATCGCCAGACTGCGGCGGCGCGCCAACCGTGAGAATCCCGGCCAGGTCCGTCTTCAATGTCACTGCCGCCCCCCATCATCGTATTCAATCGAAAAGCCCGCCACCGTGGGCTGCTCAGGTCCGGCACACTTGAACCGTACCGCGATGAACCGGCCGCGCGCGTTGCAGTCCACCTTCGAAGACTGGCCCAGGATGAACTGCTGCGCGCTTCCCCAGCTAATCGGGCCATTCGCTGCCAGCTGCGCGCCCACCTGGATTTCCACCACGGCACCTGGCGAACCTTCGATGGCTGGGATAAGGCGCTGCACCTTCGCTATGGCGTCGCCGTCCCCGATGCGCAGGCCGGTTCGTTCGATGGTGCCCACCAGGTTTTCGCCGGTCCAGCGCTTGTCCCCAGTGTCCAGCACCTGTGCGCCCTGCGTGGGCGAACAGCCGAACGGCCGCAGCGCGAAGCCACCGGCGCGCCCTTCGTCCCACCATCCCTGGTCCGCGTTCCAGGTTCCCGCGTCCGTGTCCCAAAGCAGCGCCGGCGTGTTCGGCAGCAGCCCCATAAAGGCATGGGTCAGTTCCGGCAACTCGCGCACACTCCACTTGTCGCGTTCGAAGTTCCACACCACCGCGAAGTTGCACGCATCATCGCGGCCCAGCGCCACGTTGAACACGGCTTCACTGCGCTGCGTGTTCACATAGCCATGCGCCAGCGTTAGGCCGGTGCGACTCATCTGAGAAAACAGCCAGTCCTTCAGCCGGCCTTCGCCAATGCTGCGAACGCTGGTGCCGTCAGTCTGGACAATATCGCCCTGCGTGATGACAACATGCGTGCCCTTCACCCCAAGAACGCAGTTCATGCTGGACGCGCCGGCGCCCTCGCTGACCAGCTGCGCGGTGTAGACATAGGGCAGCCCGGCATAGGTCATGCTGAAGATCCCGCTGGACCGATACACCAGCAGCTGGTTTCCCAGTGACTTCAGCGCCTGCACCGGCCCAGCGCCCACCGACAGCGCCAGCTGGCCGGCCTGGTTCGTGGCTGTCGGCGTCCAGCTGGCCGGCACCAGGCCATTCGGCGCCGCGTCCGACCAGGCCACAATTTCGTCTTCGTCCGTGGCACCGTATAGGCTGCCCGCGAATAGGTGCTGCCCGAATGCGCCGATCACGCGCGCCTGCTTGCCGGCAATCCAGCCCGGCAATGGCTTGACGCACCCCGGAACTGTCGTGCCGTCCCAGTACCATGGCGGATCACCGCGATAGTTGAACGCTGCGATGCCGCCCAGCATCGCGCCGGACATGGTGCCGGCCGTGAAGTCCGACCAGCCCGCCGGCGTGTCCAGCACCAGCTGGCTGCCGCCATCGCTGACCGAGACCCCAGCCGACCCCATGAACAGCGCGTAACCGATGGACCCCTGCGGCGCCAGCATGCCGAATTTCGGCATCACACCCATGGCGTGATGGGGCACCATGCCGTTGCATAGCTTCATGCCAGCGCCTTCCACACGGAAGTTCTGGCACTGCGTGTAGGCGTCCGCCGGCACCGCGGCCGGCACTTCGTCCAGGATCACGCCGGACGGCCCGAAGGTTTGGACCTTGCGCGCCATGTCACCCGCCGGGGGTTATGCCGTTGCCCCACACCCAGCACGACGTTGGACCGCTGAACCAAACCCATGCGAATGTTTTGGGCTGAATCACGGCATACGCATATGCCGTAGTGGACCCTTCCACATACATCGTTATGTCGCCACTGTGATAGATACGCCGGCCTTCTGTATCGCCATTGAAGATGAAATAAAGGTCGCCGGACTGGTAGCCATAGCCGGAATTAAAATTGAAGTCATTTCCCGCCGGCTGAATGGATAGGCTATCAATCCCCTGCGCGCGCGTAACGTCGCCATTCGCCATATCCCAGCGCGGACGCTGGGAGCGATACACCGGGCTATATTGATAGGCGCCGCCGGCGTCCGGCACGCGCAGATTCAGAATTTGCGTGTCGCCATTGCCGGTTAATCTGACGCCTTCGATGGCGCCGCCCCATAGCACCGTTGGCCCGACTTCGTTATAAAGGTCCAGCTGGTTCGGGGTGCCGCCGAATCCCACATAGGCCTGGCTGGGATAGGCGCTGCCTTCGAAGTTAACGAAAGCCTTTCCTGTTGCCGCCAATGGTTCGTTGGCGGATAGCGTCAGCTTCGCCGTGGGCGCATTGTTCACCGTGACCAGGCCAGGCACCGTCACTGCGGCATCGAACGTGTTATCCGTCAGCTGGTCCAGTTCCGCCGCGGTGGCAGTGACCTGGCCATTGATGTTAGGAAACGAATTCAGAAGCACATTCTTAATGCCGCGGATATGGTCATCCCCTTCCCGCTTATCGTCCCCGCCCGTGGGGTTAGTATCCACCAGCGCGGTTATAAACTTATCGTCCCCCACCAGGTTTTCCAATGCCATTTCAGCGCCCCTTCATTTTCAAAGCACCGCCGGCGCGGCGCGTAGTTTCGGATTCACCCGCGAATGTCCTGGCCAGGCCTTGCCAGTAGGCGTCCGCCTGGTCAGCGCTGGGCATGTCTTCGATAAACCGATATTGCTCCGCCCTGGCCGCATGCAGCCACACCGGCGCGAAGTTCGTGCTTAGCCAGTTCGAAGCTGCGCCGATGATGGCCTGCGGCCGGCCGAAGTAGCTGAAGCGCAGGCTTGTGATGCTGGGATGGACCAGCAGCTGGCCACCCAGCACCGTATAGCTGCCGGCCAGCGCGTCCGTGTCCGTGCCTTCGAACAGCTGCCACACCCGCGGCGGCATGTATTCCAGATCATCGCCCACCGCCAGCGCGCGCCCGTAGTCCGTGGGCAATGGGCTGGCGCCGCCCACGATGGCAAGCGCCGGAACCGTCAGTTCCGCTTCGCGTGGGAAGAAGACCTGCGCCACCGCCAGGCGCGCCATTTCCAGCGCCGTGGGCTCATTGGCAATCGTTTCCGGGTCCGTGCGCTTCATGTAGGCGGACAGCGCCGCGCGCAGATCATCGTAGGTCATGTGGTCACCACCTGGAACTGATTGGATTCAGCCACCAGCCCGTTATGGGTGCAGCTGACCCGGCCTGTTAACGTGCCCGTCACCGGATTGGAGCCGGACAGAATGCCGGTGTCCGGGTGGCAGGTCATCCAGCCGCCTGTGGGACCAGCCCACGCGAAGACACTTCCGGCCGGGTAGTCGAAGCGCAGGCCGGCATCGAACGCGAACGGCACGCCGGCGCTGGCTGCCTGGTTCGGGATAGTCGGACCGATGAAAACCGGAACTTCCACTTCCGACACATGCTTACGGTGAAACCCGCCCTTGATGAAGGCCCGGTTCCCCGCGTTCGCTGTCACCCGCCGGACCCCGCCGGCCGGCCTGAGAATGCCGCCCTTCATATCTTCTCCCGCGTTCTGTAGGGTTTCGACTCGTCCGATTGAATGAACCGCTCCCAGGCTTTGGACCTGGTGGCCGGGTCTTTCGATTGCAGGTCCGGGTATTTCCGGCGCAGGCCTAGCCAGTCCTCCATAGGCACCGACAGCGCCCAGCGTCCAATGCCCTCGCGGTCAGCCATTGGCGTGGCCTTGCGCATTTCCTGCAGCGTGTCCAGGATCAAGGGCCGTTCGCGCTGCTCGCTGCGCCAGGCCAGGTTCTGGCCGTCGCTCAGAAGGTCCAGGCGCCAGGTCATGGGTTCAGGCTGGGGTACTTCTGGACGCCCATTTCGTTCAGCTGCTTACACACCACCGGCAGGCTGGGCTTCGCCGGCAGCTGGCCGGGCTTTTCGCCCACCGGCACCACCGCGCGCGCTTCCACCGGGTAAACCTGAACTTCCGGCTTTACCGTGAGGCAAGCCAGGGCCGCATACAAGACCACCGCATAACCGAACATCGTTTCCCCTTCGTGAATGGAAAAGGGCGCCAGGGTTTCCCCCGGCGCCCTCTAGTGCATTGGCTAACCGACGCGCGGACTATGCCACCACTGCGGCGGTCTCGTCAATGGCGCGGATGACGCCATGCGCTTCTTCGTTGAAGACCTTCAGGGACCAGTCCGCGTACATCTCGCCCTTCATGCTCAGGCCGGTTTTCGCCAGTTCGATGGTCGTGGGCCTGGCAAGGTAGCTATAGCTGGCCGCACCCGGATCAATGAAGAACAGGCTGGACACGCCGGCGCTGGTCGGCTGCTGCAGCCGGTTCGCCACCATTTCCAGCACCACGCCGAAGTCAGTGATGAACACATTGACGCTGCCAGTAGCCACCGCGGCGCCGCGCTTTTCGCGCACGTCGCTGGTCAGCGTGGCCACCTGTGCGCTGGTGCCGAACATATAGGCGGACAGTTTCCGAATGACCACCGGACGGCCCATCAGCGTGGAAGGGTTCCCACCCTGTTCCCACACGCTTTGCGCGATGTCGCGGATGGTCCCTTCGGACAGCGCGCGCGCCGTGCCCGGGGTGGCCGCGGCCACGATGCCCGTGGTGTCGTTAAAGCCGCCATCCGCGCCGGTGGCGCCATTGCTGGTGTTCGTGGTCAGCCAGGCATCGAAGCCGCCCACCTTGCCCGGGTTCGTGCCGTTGTCCTTCACGCTGGCCTGGTTCAGCATGCCGATGGCTTCGATGTCGCGCTTCAGTTCCAGCTGCCGGCGGCTGACCTGCCACGCATAGGCGTCGCCAATGGCAATCGTGCCGCCATCCTTCGCGCGCATCGAAGCGCTCACCACCTTCGTGCTGATCTGCGAATGATTGTTGACGCGCGTGCCTAGCGCATTGTTGTCGGCGCCGGCGTCCGCGCCGTCCAGCACCGCGTTCGACACGTTGACAGCCTGCAGCTTGTCCTTCGTCCAGCTGCATTCCTCATTCTTGTGAGACTCAGCGCCGCCAATCAGGTCATGGAAGACCAGCGGAATGGGGGAAATGTCGAACAGCTTTTGCATGACGTCTTCAGGAACGAAGCCGCCGCGGGGTTGCGCCTTCAGCGCGGTATGGGTAACGAGTGCCATGATGGTCTACCTTTTGAAGATGACGGACCCGGCGCGCCGCGCCCTATCTTCGAATGTGGGCTTAGCTTGCCGGCTGGTTTGGGGTTCATGCCGCTGCGCCACGCTGGGCTGGCTTCCCTTGCGCTGTTGGCTAGGTTCGCTCAGCTTTCGCGCCGCGTCGCGGCTGCTTTGGAACTTCTCCTTCAGGTCCGCGAAGTCCTGCAGCATGAGAATATGCCGATGGTCCAGGACCGATTCGATTTCCACGCGCGCGAATCCGTATTGCTTGGCCAGGCTGGTCATCTTCTCCCGCTGGCCTGTTGCGTATTGGGCATCTGCCCAGCGCGGCCGCGCGAAGTGAAGGTTCTGCAGTTCCCGGTCTCGGTCCGCTTCGTGTTGCTGCGCTATCTCGCGCAGTAGGTTCGCGGTTAGGGCATTGCGGGGTAGCTGGTCAAGCACCGCATTGATGTTGCGGTATGTGGCGACGCGCTCTAATTCCCATGTCCCGCGGTCAGTTTCCAATGTTTCGCGGTCCGCGTCAAGCTTCACCAGGTCCGGCAGCTTGCCCTTCAGTTCGCCCAGGGTCATCACCTGGTCACCGATGCGGACCTGCAGCGCGTTGAACTCCGCCTTCGACAGCCCCAGTTTCTTCTGCGCATCGTCCACCGTGGCCAGCGCTTCGCCGGCGCCTTCGGCTTCATCCTGGCCAGTCAGTTCGCCTTCATCCTGGCCGGCCAGGTCGTCCGGTTCGCCGGCCGGCTTGTGTGGCGCATCCGCGTCGCCGCTGTCGTCGTAATCCTCGCGCGGCGGTTCATCGTCGCGCTGGCCAGGGTACATATCCGCCTTCGCCGGCGCTTCGCCGCGCAGCAGCGCGCCCATCTGGCCTGCCAGGCCTTCCATCCCCACCGGCACCGCTTCCGATGCCGGCCTAGCTTCCGGCGCTGCCTGGTTCGCTGCTGCTGCCTTCAAGCGCTGCCGTGCGACGCTGCCACCCGCGTTTTGCTCTGCCATCAATCACCCCATCCTTCCGTTTCACGAACGATTCACACCAGGCCAGAAACGCGCGCATCGCTTTCGTGTCGCGCGCGAACTCGCCAACCTTTTCATTCCCCCAGCAGCCGGTAATGGCCGCTTCCACCTGGTCCAGCTGCCACGCTGTCCACATTTCCTGCCATTCAGCGGTGCCCATGGCCTTCCATAGCCATGTGGCCAGCTGGCTGTCAGTCAGCCGGCGCTGCACCGTCATTCGCCACGCTCCCCAGCTTCACCCGGTTCTGCGGCTTCTTCGGCCTGGCTCTTATCCGCGCTGGCCTGGCCAGCTGCCGTGCCGGCCAGCAGCTGGGCTTCTTCCAGCGGGTCCGGCTGCAGGGTCAGCTTCGCTTCTTCGATGGCGGCATCCACCGTGACCTTGATTAGATCTGTCAGCGCCTTCGTGTCTGTCTTGTACTTCTCCAGCATCATGGCGGCGCGCGCCATGGCCATCTGTGCCTGCTGGGCCTGCTGGGCCTGCTGCTGCTGCTGCTGCGCGGCCTGCTGCGCGCTTTGGCTGTTCGGGTCCACGAAGTAGCGTTCCGGCGCGCGCAGGTTCGCCGCGTAGCACCAGTCCGTGAGCGCGTTATATGCGCGGCTGTCATCCGTGAGAATGCCGGCCTTGCCCGAAGCCAGCAGCGTGGCCTGGATGGTGCCCACCTGTTGCAGCGCCGCGGCGCGCATGGCTGCCTGCGTCCGGCTTTCGCCCACATGAACCACCACGCCGGTACGGCTGTTCCATTTCGTGGGGTCACTCTGCACCCATTCGCCGCTGATCTTCGCGGCAATCGGACCACCCCACTGCGTGCGCAGCAGATAGTGCGCCGCCAGCCACACCTGGCGCATGGCCGTTTCAGCGAAGGTTCGCGCCATCATGGCCGCGCGGGTCTCTTTGCTGCTGTATTGCCGTTCGATGCCGCTGGCGGTCTGGTTAGTAGCGATCTGCAGGCCGGCCTGGCTTTGCATGTCCAGGCTCGCGCCACCGCGTTCGCTGCGCTGCTGGTCGCAATACTGCAGAAAGCCCATGATGGACGGCCCAGCGTCCACCGAAGGCATGGCATTGACGGCACCAGGCCCACGCACCCGGACAACATCCACCGTGGCGTCCAGCGCATCGTCCAGGTTAGTCAAGGTCTCATCCACCACGATGCGCGCGCGGTTCACCCGGTGCAGGTTTTCGTTCCAGTTGCGCAGCGCCTTGCTTTTCAATTCCTGCGTTTCCGCGATGCTGTCCACCAGGCTGACCCCTTCCAGCCTGTGGGGGAAGATGGTGGCCACGCCCAGCGCATAGCACACCCGGCCCACCTTTTCGGGCTTGCCCACGCTGCGCCGGGCCTGCTTGCTGTAGAACACGCGATAACGCCGGCCGGTGGCGCTGGTCATGGTGTCGCCCAGCACCGGATAGCACCGCCACAGTTCCACATTGTCCGTGGCCTTCTGCGACGCGGCGCGGTCATCCGTCCAGCCGGTGGACCTGTTGCGCTCAATGTAGCCATCTTCGCCAGTCTGGACATAGGCCGGAAGGTCCGCAATTTCCTTCTCGGGTAGGCCTTCGCTGACCCATTCCGCGCGCGTCATCACCATCCGGTCAGCACAGAAGCGGGTTTCGTTCGCGTCGCGCGTGTTCGCGTCGCTGGTCACATAGTCTTCGCGTGGGATGGCAGCCATTACCAGGCGCTTGTCAACGTCCACCCGTTCCAGGGTCACCCGGTACAGCTTTTGTTCCGCCTCTGCAGCCCGTTCGCTGTCTTCGTCTTCCTGCACGCTGACACGCTGCACGCGCTGGCCTTCGGCTGTCGGCTGCAGGATCTGGCCCACCGCGATTTCCGGCACCGCTTCCCATTCTTCGGGTGTGATGGTCTCGCGCTTCTGGACCCATAGCGCCAGCACGCCGGTTCGCATCATCAGGGCATCCTTCGCTGCCTCAGTCAGCGCCACGAAGCCGCCATCCGCGTTGCGGCCTTCCATGATGATGGACCGCACAATGGCGGATTCGCGCTGCGCCTGCTGTTCATCGTCCGGCCCACTGGCTTCGAACTCTATGGCGCCAGGCGCTTCCAGCGCCGGCAGCAGCTGCGCAGACACGGCTTCCACCATGTCCGCTACGTCC